CATTGATAGCATCCTTTGCGTGTGCATAAAACCCTGAAGCACTGGCAAAGTTAGATGACGTAAGTTCTGTCTCATTCAAACGGCGGTTTACTTCATTTACAAGTCCAAGATAATTATATGCCATTACTTCTGCCTTATGTTAAGTTTAACAGTGCGTTCAGCAGTGCTACCTGTGCTATCTACAATCTGACAAATAAATGAGTATTCTCTATTTAGCACACCACCACCAAGATTGATTGTGGCTACAGTGTTGGTATTAGTCTGTGAAATATTCTGAATGCTATCAGTGACTGTGTTGCCAGAAGCCGTAGTCAAAGTTTCACCAGCATCAATCTGTGTCTTACCAATCTCTGGTGTTTTGACAAACCACGTTACAGATGTAATAGTAGCCGTGTCAAGAAAACGTGACCAGTCCATGCTGTAGTCTAGTGATTCATCTGGGTCTTTTACAGGCCAACGAAATGACATTTGGTTCTCCTACGCAGCCGCACGTCTTTCAGCGGCAGTAGATTGTTTTGCAATATATACAATACGAGGCAGTTGTTTTTCTACATACGCAGTTCTGCGTCTATCGTAAAGTGTTTTGACTGCCTCAAAGTCAAAAGTTACGCCTGTGGCTGTTAATGTTCCGACAGAGAGTGTTCCAACCACACCTGTAATACTAAATGTATTACTAATTGAAACTGTACCAATTGCACCTGTTGCTTGTACGCCTGAAACAATACGTTCAGTAGGTTGGTCTTCTACTTCACCTACTTGACCAGTACCTTCTACACCAGTAAGTGTTACAGTATTACTATGCTCTAGTGCGCCAATACTTCCTGTCGCTGATACACTTGCAAGTTTTTCGCTGATATTGACTTGGACTGTACCAACGGCTGTTGTGCCTTGTACGCCTATTCCAATTGTTTCATCTACGCGAGGCTCTGGTGTACCAATAAAGCCTGTCATAGTCGGACTTGTAACAGGCACACGGTTAATAGAACGAATGTCTAAACCAGCACCGTTGATTACACCTGTAGCCGATACACCTGTAACTTTTTCTGTTACGTTTTCTGTTAGTGTATTAACTTGTCCTGTAGCACTTACACCTGTTATGCTAAATGCAATATTAGGTGATACTGTTCCAATCTGTCCTGTACCTGCTACACCAGCAAGTGTTACCGTATTAGCAAACTCAAGTGTTCCAACAGAACCTACAAGAGCATTTGGTCCGTATAGCGGTTCTGTAATATCAATTTCAAATGCGTTGATATGTACAGTACGAGTAAGGGCAGTTCCGCTAACTCCTGTTAATGCAACATTAGGCGATACAATTCCGTAACTTGCGGAGCCGTATGCGCCAGTACCATATAGTGCATCAGAGGAGTCATAGAACGCCATGTTCTACTCCTTACGCAATGCGAACGATAGCGTTTGATGCGTCAGCAGTTGGAAACTCAATTGTCAAGTCACCAGCAGTAGCAGAAACTGTACCGCCGAAGTCAATTACACAAATAGCAGAGTTGCTGTTTGCAGTATTGTAAATGATACAACCGTCAGCAGATACTGTTACGTTTGCAAATACTTCATCCGTAAAGTCAACAGTTGCTGTTGTGCCATCTACGGCAATAGTTGCGCCGTCAAGTACCTGACCACCAGCAGTGTAATTAGTGCCAGATGCTTCGTCAGAGTTACCAGTTACGTCTGAATAGTTAGTTGTAGCAGCACCATAAGTACCAGAAGGTGATGCTTTAATTAGTGCCAGTTTAAGTGAATCCGTGTCAAGGTCGTGCAACCCACCCAACAGTTCTTGCTTAAAGCTGGTACACATAGCAGTTGTAATTGCCATAGTTTTTCTCCAATATTATAAGAAGATGTAAAGGGGCAAGGTATTAGCCCTGCCCCAATACGTTAGTTAGGCGAGTGTATCGCGGTCTACTTCGTTAGCAGTCATGTCGCCAAGACCGTCAACGTTCAGCAGAACAGCAAATACGCGCAGAACACCGTCAGACGGTGCAGTGGTAATGGAATCCAACTCAAGGTCAATGGTGTCTGCAGCAGACCCAATGATTACCGGAGCAGAACCATCTGCCATAGTAGCGTATGTACCAGCAGGTGCATCAGCAGCATCAATCTCAAAACCACCAACGAAACGGTCTACGTCCCCTCCGGTGACACCAAGACTCATAAGAGCATCTGCAGAGTTACCACCTTCGACCGTTGTGACTTCAAAGCCAGCGGTCATAATCATGGTATTTGCAGGTACAGTAATCGCCTGAATAATTTCGCCAGCTTCCAATGCACTGCCTTTTGCTGTTACAGCAGCAGCAAGGTTAATGGATTGCTCGACAAAATACGGTTGACGACCCCGCGCACCAACGCCACGGGCGGTAGATGCGAGTGTGGTAATAGTTCCAGCAGCCATAATCTATCCTCCCTTAAGCCAAGTTGTAGATGGCGTTAACAAGTGCTTCAGGACGAAGAATCTTGCGGCCATACAGGTGCATACCACGAACGATGTCAGCGAAGCTGTCAGGGTCGCGGTAGGTTTCAGTCTTGTTGATTTGCTCTGCAGAAGCAACAGCAGAATCGTGACCACCAACAATCACGCCGTAGTTGTCGGCGTTCATGCCACCAGTCGTAGACGAACCAGTACCAATAGAAGGCAGGTTGTTGGAAACGTATACACGGAAGCCGTGCAGGTTATTTACAACCAGACCATTCTGAAGACCAGAACCACCGAAGTCTGCATCCAGAAGACGTGAATCTTCATCTTTCAGGATTTCGATGAATACCGGGTCAACAACCAGCCAGCGGCCAGTCGTGTCTACATTCTGCTGGTCGAGCAGACGAGACATACGAGCAATGACCTGAAGCGGGTTAGCTTCACCGTTACCAGTCGGAAGTGCGCCAGCACCAGTACGAGGCAGGATAGAAATTGACTGACCTGCAACGCCAGTACCAGCAAAGTCAGTAGCGTCCAGCTTCATGCTTGACAGCAGTTCGTCAGAACCAGCAGTCGAAACAGCTTTCGTGCCATTGACGGTAGTGTTAGCAGTGTCTGCTGCGCCATGCAGGGCAGACTGCTTGTAGCCTGACAGGTAGCCAAGAACGTCTTGGTCAAACTGGTCGGCAAGGCGGTAAGCAGCACGGTCACTTGCCAGAGACTGGAAGTTAACGTGGCTGTGTGCCTCTTCAATGTCATCAACCTTAAATGCAAAGTAGTTAGCTTTGTCAATGGTCAGGCTGAAGTCTTCATCGTCAAGGTCTTGCGGCGTGATGGTTGTACCACGGGCGTAAGCCTTAACTGTGATTTCGGGTTCCTTGATAATCTTAACGGAATCACCCATGTTAGCAATCTCACCGAAGTAGTCGGAGTTTGAGATAGCTTCAGCAACAGCGGCCTTGCGGAAAGCAAGTTGCACCTGTTTGCTGTAAATGACGGGTGAAAAATTACCGTTAGGAAGATTACCATACCCGGCTGCGGTAGTAAAAGCCATGATATTTTCTCCTATTTGGCATTTAAACAGATACAAACTCACCAGACTAATCAGAGGCTGATTCACTATGGGTGCGTATTCTATTCAGTTGGCCGACCGAATATTCAACGGGCCACGCTCGTCAGGTAATCCGTAAGACAATGGTTGTGTTTGCTGATTGGTGCAAGCAAATAGCTAGTTCACTTACACCATTATTGACTATAGTTATACCTAAAAATAACTACTTGTCAACACTTTTTTACATTTTTTATCTAGCAGAACCAGATATATCATAGATAAACTTACCCGTGCGGATAGCTTCCATGATTTCGTCAGAACGCTTCTCATACTCTTGAGGAGACATTTTCTGAACTTGTGACTCTTTCAAGTAGGTAGTTGCCTCATCTTCTTGTGGCTTACTACGGTTGGAACGAGTTTCAACTGATTTAGCTGCTTCAGTATCTTTCTTGCTTTTCTTTGCAGTGATACCTTTGTCAGCTTTGTAAAGGTCAATTGCTCGTGCAGCAGAACGTGCATCATTATCGTTTTCATACAGTGCATCCTGAACCCACTTGGGCTGTTCTTCCGCCCACTCATGGAAATCATCGCTGTCACGAATCTCACCAAAGTCAGGGTGCAACCGCATCAGTTCTGCTTCAGCTTTCTCTTTCTTTGCAGAGTTTTGCATTTCATCAATCACTTTAACACGCTCTTCAAGTGCAGTTGACTGCTCACGTGCTTTTTTAATTGCGATTGTTTCTACGATTGCTGCAATATCAGGATAATCTTTTGCCCATGTTTCAATGTCTTCGTCTGACTTGGGCAGCTGAATTTCCTGACGAGTAGCGGTATCCAGTTGCTTTTTAAGTTCGTTCAACTGTTCCTGAAACTCTTTTTCTTTATCCTGCATATGCCTACGCAGGTCACCATAACGCTTCTTAAATGTTTTCTCTTCAGCGTTAGCTGGTTCTTCA